AAAAGCTTTTAAAGGATTCGCAGAAGGTAGATCTAAGTAATGTACGAGCAAAATTTAGTTAAGACGGTTGAGCCTATAAAGAAAACCACTATTTCAAGAATGAACAAAGGAAAGAAGTGGAAGTATGGTTATAACAAAGAGCAAGACTTAATAGTCCTTTCTCGCGATGGGCAAATAGGAGAAATCATACAAATACAAGATCTAGTAATAGCTCTACCTAAAACACCTAAGAACGTATATAAGGACGCGAAAGATAAATGGGTTAGGTTTGATCAACCTAAAGAATTAGAGCGCTTAAAAAACATATTTGACTGGAGAAGTTACCCGGAAAGCAATAAAGAAAAATGGCACGATTATATAGACGAGGAATTTAGAAGAAGGGAAGAAGGATTCTGGTTTATGAATAATGGTAAACCAACCTGGATAACCGGTACGCACTACATGTACTTACAATGGAGTAAGATAGATGTAGGCGCTCCAGACTTTAGAGAAGCAAATAGATTGTTCTTTATATTTTGGGAAGCTTGTAAAGCAGACAAAAGATGCTATGGAATGTGCTATCTTAAAAACAGAAGATCTGGATTTTCTTTCATGTCTTCTGCAGAAGCCGTTAACTTAGCCACTCTTGCAAGTGATAGTAGATATGGAATACTATCTAAATCAGGAGCTGATGCTAAAAAAATGTTTACCGACAAAGTTGTACCTATATCAATCAACTATCCGTTTTTCTTTAAACCTATACAAGATGGTATGGATCGCCCAAAATCCGAGCTTGCTTATCGTGTACCCGCTAGTAAGTTTACTAGAAAGAAGATCACGGCGAATGAAAAGCTCGAGGATATACAGGGGTTAGATACAACAATTGACTGGAAGAACACTGGGGACAATAGTTATGATGGTGAGAAGTTAGCATTATTAGTACATGATGAAAGTGGTAAATGGGAGAGACCAGACAACATACTAAACAACTGGAGAGTTACAAAAACATGTTTAAGATTAGGTAGTAGGATTATTGGTAAGTGCATGATGGGATCAACATCAAATGCTTTAGATAAGGGAGGTGAGAATTTTAAAAAACTATACAATGCTTCAGATGTCACAAAACGAAATAAGAATGGCCAGACAAAGTCTGGTTTATACTCTTTGTTTATCCCAATGGAATGGAACTATGAAGGATTTATTGACGAGCACGGAGCTCCAGTTTTTACTACTCCTGATGTCGATAGATTCGCACCAGACGGTGAATTAATAGATTTTGGGGTAATAGATAATTGGCAGAACGAAGTAGATGGTTTAAAGGGAGATTCAGATGCTTTAAATGAATTCTACCGTCAGTTTCCAAGAACTACAGAGCATGCGTTTAGAGACGAGACTAAAGGAAGTATATTTAATCTAGTTAAGATATACGAACAAATAGATTACAACGAAGAAATGTCTAGGACACTAGGTATTACTAGAGGTAATTTTCAGTGGGTTAACGGTATTAAGGATTCTCAAGTAATATTTTACCCAAATCCAAAAGGCAGGTTTAAGGTTAGCTGGGTTCCACCTCAACACTTGCAAAACAATGTTGTACTTAAAAACGGAATAAAACATCCAGGTAATTCTCACATGGGCGCTTTTGGTTGTGATAGTTACGATATATCAGGAACAGTGGACGGAGTTGGATCTAAAGGCGCTTTACACGGTTTAACAAAGTTTAGTATGGAAGACGCTCCCGCTAACAGTTTCTTTTGTGAATACTTGTCACGACCACCAACAGCCGAGATGTTCTTTGAGGACGTTCTAATGGCTTTAGTTTTTTACGGGATGCCTATATTAGCGGAGAACAATAAACCGCGTCTACTGTACTATTTAAGGCGAAGAGGATATAGAGGTTTTAGTATGAATAGGCCTGATAAGATATGGAACAAATTATCTGTAGCAGAAAAAGAGGTTGGTGGAATACCCAACTCAAGTGAAGATATAAAACAAGCCCACGCCGCTGCGATTGAAATGTATATACAGGATCACGTCGGTATAAAACAAGATGGATCGTTTGGGGATGTTTACTTTAATGAGTTGCTGAATGATTGGAGTAGATTCGATATAAACAAAAGAACAAAGCATGATGCTTCTATAAGTTCTGGCTTAGCTATTATGGCTAACAATAGACACTTGTATGCGCCAAATGCTAAGATAGTAAAAGCCCCACTAAACATGCATATCTCAAGATATTCAAATACAGGCGGTACGTCTAAAATAATCAAAAAATAATATGAGAGGTAGAGATGGTATAAATAATTTTTTCCCAAGCCAGGTTGTTAGCGATTCAGAGAAGATAAGCTACGAGTATGGTTTAAAAGTCGCGCGAGCAATAGAACAAGAGTGGTTTTCTAACTCTGGCAGAGGCGGTAATAAACATAGTAATGGTGTAAATAATTTTCATAGTTTAAGACTGTATGCTAGGGGAGAGCAGTCTATTCAAAAATATAAGGATGAGTTGTCGATTAACGGTGATTTGTCCTATCTTAATTTAGATTGGAAGCCTGTACCAATTATATCTAAGTTTGTAGACATAGTTGTCAACGGGGTAGCTGAAAGATTGTATGATATAAAAGCGTACTCGCAGGACCCAGCCGGCGTCAGTAAGAGAACAGAATACATGGAGACTATCCAGAAGGATATGAAACTAAAAGAATTTGATGCAACTACAAAAGCTCAATTAAACATAGACCTCTCAGAAACTCCACCAGAAAGTCTTCCTGACTCCGAAGATGAATTACAATTACATATGCAGCTTGATTATAAGCAGGCTGTTGAGATAGCTAATGAACAAGCTATAAACGTGCTGTTAGATGGTAGTAGGTATGAGTTGATTAAAAAGAGATTTTTTCACGATTTAACTGTTATTGGGATTGGGGCTATAAAAACAACGTACAATACTTCCGAGGGAGCTAAAGTTGAATATGTAGACCCTGCTAACTTAGTTTACTCTTACTCTGATTCACCATACTTTGAGGATATATACTATGTTGGAGAAGTTAAGTCAATACCTATAAATGAACTAGCTAAAGAATTCCCATTCCTAGAACATGAGGATTTAGAAGAAATACAGAAAAGTAACTCTAGAAATGGTCGTTACGGTAACACTAGTAACGATAGCGATGATAACAAGGTAGAGGTTTTGTATTTTAACTACAAGACCTATATGAATGAGGTTTACAAAGTTAAAGAGACGGGTAGTGGTGCTGATAAAGTTATAAAGAAAAATGACAAGTTTAACCCACCCGAGTCAGACGAAGGGAATTTCTCAAAACTACAAAGGTCAATAGAGTGTCTTTATGACGGCGCTATAATACTAGGTACTGATAAGTTACTTAAGTGGGAGATGGCTAAAAATATGATGCGCACAAAAAGTGATTACACTAAAGTTAAAATGAACTACTCTATAGTAGCCCCAAGAATGTACGAGGGAAGAATTGATTCTTTAGTTAATAGAGTTACTGGATTCGCAGACATGATCCAACTGACACACTTGAAGATACAGCAAATATTATCTAGAATGGTACCAGATGGTGTTTACTTAGATGCTGATGGCTTAGCGGAAATTGATCTAGGTAATGGAACTAATTACAACCCACAAGAAGCACTAAACATGTTCTTCCAAACAGGATCTGTTATCGGAAGGTCATTCACTCAAGATGGGGATCAAAATGCTGGTAGAATACCTATAACAGAAATATCAAATGGAGCAGGTGCTGGAGGTAAATTACAATCGTTAATAGGTAACTATAATTACTATCTACAGATGATCAGAGACGTAACTGGTCTTAATGAGGCTTCTGACGGATCCACTCCAGATGCCAAGTCGTTAGTTGGGGTGCAAAAGATAGCAGCAGCGAACTCGAACACCGCAACAAGACACATATTGCAATCTGGTTTATTTCTAACAGCAGAGACCTGTGAGGCTTTATCATTGAGAATATCAGATATACTAGAGTACTCTCCGACCAGAGATGCTTTTATACAAGCTGTAGGTGTTCATAACGTCGCTACACTAAAAGAGATGTCGGAGCTACATTTATCTGACTTTGGAATTTCATTAGAACTAGCGCCAGACGAAGAGGAGAAGCAATTGCTAGAAAACAATATACAAGCATCGATAACACAAGGAGCAATAGACCTAGAAGATGCTATTGATCTAAGGGGTATAAGAAATATAAAGCTAGCTAACCAGATGCTAAAAATAACTAGGACTAAGAAAGCAGAAGCCAAAGCGGCTGAAGCGGAGTCACTAGCAAAAACACAGGGCGAAGCAAATGCAGAGGCCTCTAAAGCTGCTGCTGAAGCTGAAACACAAAAAGCCCAAGCCGCTCACGCTTTAAACATAGAGTTAGAGCAAACAAAAGGACAGATCAAATCCCAACAAATGCAAGAAGAAGCTGCTATAAAAAAGGAGTTAATGCAATTAGAGTTTGATATAAACATGAAGCTTCAGAAAATGAACATGGATGAAGTTGACATGAAAGATACAGTGAAAGAAGATCGTAAAGATGGAAGAACAAAAATGCAAGCATCACAACAAAGTGAGCTTATCGACCAGAGGCTAAACAAGAAACCACCAAAGAATTTTGAATCATCAGGTAATGACATTATGAGCGGTGAATTTGGTTTAGGAGGATTTGGTCCTAAGTAGGAGTTATTAATTATTATTATATTATATTATGGAAGAAAACAAAAGAGAAGAACCATCGGTAGACAATACCGTTGAAAAACAAAAGATCAAAAAGAAGCCGGTTATGAAAAAGAATTTTAGCAATTCTGAAGATATTACAAAGGTGGATTTAAAAGAGCTAGCTGCTAAAGCCGAAGAGGTAGTCAAGGTTGATGAGGTAGTTGCAGAAGAAAAAAGTGAAGAAGCTGTAACAGAAATTACCGAAGAAACAGAGGCACCGCTGGAAGTTGAAGCTAAAGATACTCCAGTGTTAGAGGAAGTGACTAGTGAAAACGAAGAAGCTACAACTGTAGTTGAAGACAACGTTGAAGAGCCTGTAGAGGCAACTACTCCGCTTCCTGAAAACATTGAAAAGCTAATGAGCTTCATGGAGGATACTGGTGGAGATTTAAACGATTATGTTAAGTTAAATAAGGATTATTCAGAAATGGATAACTTGACTTTACTAAAAGAATATTATAAAGAATCAAAACCTCATTTAGATGCTGATGAGATTGGTTTTTTGATGGAAGATAAATTTTCTTTTGACGAGGAGGTAGACGACGAAAGAGAAATAAAAAAGAAAAAAATAGCGATGAAAGAGCAGGTTGCCGGCGCTAAAGAACATTTAGACGGACTAAAGTCTAAGTACTATGAAGATATCAAAATGGGTTCAAAGCTTACGAGTGAGCAAAAGGATGCAATTGATTTTTTTAATAGGTATAACAAGGAGGAGGCAGGTAATAAGGAAACAGAATCAAAATTAAAATCTAGTTTCTTAAAGAAGACCGAGCAGGTCTTTAACGACAAATTCAAAGGTTTTGAATATAACGTCGGAGAGAAGAAATATAGATTTAACGTGAACAATGCTAACGAGGTTAAAAAGACTCAGGGTGATATAAACAACTTTGTCAAGAAGTTCTTGAACGAAGATGGTGAAGTATCAGATGCCAAGGGTTATCACAAATCTCTTTACACAGCTATGAACGCTGATGCTGTAGCTAAACATTTTTATGAACAAGGTCAAGCTGACGCTTTAAAGAATAGTGTCGCTAATGCCAAGAACATAGACATGAGCCCTAGGCAATCTCACAGTGGTGATACTAACACTAGTGGGTGGAAAGTAAAAGCTTTGGGCGATGACTTTGCTAACTCAAAATTTAAAATTAACAAAAAAAAATAATTTAAAACAAAACAATTATGGCAATATCAAATCCGGGTCCTGGTCATTCAGGAGTCGCGGGTACTTTGAATAGTGTACCAGCTTCGAAAAAAGCAACACTATCTTCAAATTACATCGATTTTACAAGTGGCTCAGGTAACGACTGGGGACAACAATATTTACCAGATCTTATGGAAAAAGAAGCTGAGGTGTTCGGAAGCAGAACAATCGCAGGATTTCTTGAAAAAGTAGGAGCTGAAGAGTCTATGACTTCTGATCAAGTAGTTTGGTCTGAACAAGGTAGATTACACTTATCATACATTGGAACACTAAATACTGGATCAAGTGTATTTACAATGACTACTGATATAGATGGAAACGCAATCGCTTCAGGCGAGCACGGTATACGTATCAATGACATGGCTATTGTGGCTACAGCTGAAGGTACTATAAAATGTTTATGTACTGCGGCTAACGCAACTACAGCAACTTTACTTCCTTATGAACAAGCTAACATTGATGACGCTGCTGCGTTTTCTGTTATATCAGCTGCTCCTGCAACTGTATTGATAATAGGTTCTGAGTACGGAAAAGGTAAGCAAGGTCAAGGTGGAACAACTTCTGTTACTCCTGGTTTTGGAACTGTTAAGCCAACTCATACTTCTTTCTCTAACAAACCAATCATCATTAAAGATTACTTCGAGATCTCAGGATCTGATGTTTCTCAAATCGGTTGGGTAGAGATTTCTGGTGAAGATGGGCAGAATGGGTACTTATGGTACTTAAAAGCTGAGGGTGAGACTAGATCAAGATTTACTGATTACTTAGAGATGACAATGTTAGAGGCTGTTAAAGGTATTGCAGGCAATTCTACTGCTGAGGGTACTATTGGTACTGCTGGTGATACTTTTGGTACTGAAGGTTTATTCGCTGCTGTTGAAAATCGTGGTAACGTTACTACTGGTATTACTGGTATTAACCCAACGACTGATTTAGCTGAATTTGATGCTATCTTAGCTGAGTTTGATTCTCAAGGTGCTATTGAAGAAAATATGATGTTCGTTAATAGAGCAACTTCTCTTGCAATGGATGACATGTTAGCTTCTATGAATTCTTACGGCGCTGGAGGTACTTCTTACGGAGTATTCGACAATGAAGAAGATATGGCATTGAACTTAGGTTTCTCTGGTTTCAGAAGAGGTTCTTACGACTTCTACAAGTCTGAT